TTCAAAATAGTGCGGCTGCGGCAATTGCATTTAAAACAAACTCAGCAACAAGCGCATTAACTCAATTTAACATAAACCACATAGACAATTCTGTTAATTATGTACAAGTAGCTGGTGCTGCTAATACTGCTTCGCCGTCTATTGTTTCTGCTGGCTCAGATGGAGCAATTAGCTTATTGTTGTCTTCCAAATCAACAAGCTCTATTTCCTTTTATACCAACAACTTGAGTGCAAACTCTCGTCATTTGGATATTACTCATACGGGGTCTGTTGTAAACCGTTTTCAGATTACAGGCTCTCAAACAGGAAACCCTGTTGTTTTAACTGTTAACGGCAACAATCCTGACATTGACATAACCTTAACCCCCAAAGGCGCAGGCCGGGTTAACATCACAACCAGCATCAAGCCCAAAGTAAACAGCACAACAAGCGTCACATCTCCATTGGCTTGGAACAGCACATCTTATGATGAATACGCTTTAACTGCTTTGGCTAACGCATTGACTATTAGTGCCGATGCAAATACTGCGCCTGCTGATGGTCAACGAATGATGTTCAGGTTTAAAGACAACGGCACAGCTCGTGCATTGACTTGGACAACAGGTTCAACAAACGCATTTAGGGTTGTTGGCGTAACACTGCCAACTACAACAGTGGCAAGCAAACTACTATATGTCGGATGTATATACAACTCTGCTGATAGCCGTTGGGATGCTATTGCCGTGGGTCAGGAAGCATGACAACAATTACCTTAACTGGCACGGGAACATGGACACTTCCAGCCGATTGGAATGATGCCGTAAATACGATTGTAATAATTGGAGGCGGCGGTAATGGTGCTGATGGCACTGCCGCACAAAGTGGTGGCGGTGGCGGTTCTGGTGGCTATTCAAAAGCTACAAACTTTCCTTTATCATCTGCTCTTGTTTCTAATTTAAACTACAACTTATCTGGAAATTTACTTTCTTCTGGCTGTTATTTTGGATATGGCATTGGATCTTATGATCCAGATACCGGGCTTCCAGTTTATGGATATTTAATAACAGCATCATCTGGTTCAAATGCTGTTGGGACTAGAGCTGGAGGGGTTGCTGGGTTTTCTGTTGCGCAGCTTGGCGGCACAAGTTATTTAACAACTGGATTTATTGGCTCATCCGGTGGCGCTGGTAGGGTTTCTACTAGTGCTGCTGGAGCAAGTGGTGCTGGCGCTGCTGGCCCAAACGGAGTTGGCGGTGGCGGTGGCTCAAATACAGCAACAAATCCAACAATAGGTCGTGGTGGTGGCGGCGGTGATGGCGGCGGCGCAGGGTCATCAACAAATAATTACGCAAGCGCTGGTGGCGCAACAGGTGGTAACGGCGGAGGTGGCGGAGTGGCGGCCTCCGGAGACGCTGGACAAAATGCAACATATTCTGGCGGTGGCGGCGGTGGTGCAGCAGATGGAAGTGCCACCTATAAAGGTGGAGCAGGTGGAAATTATGGCGGCGGCGGCGGTGGTGGTGGGTCTACTGCAAGTTCTACTGGAGGGGCTGGTGCTGGCGGCATTATTGTTATTACTTATACTCCTCTTGCAACAAGCAACACATCCAACTTTTTCATGATGTTTTAAGGATAAACATGGCACTCATCAAATCAATTGATACCGACTACGGCATTCCCGCCTCGTACTGGAACATTGGCGCAGTCCAAGAAGATTTCAAAGGCAAAGGCACTGAAGTGACTTTCTACGGCTACGCCTCCAAAGAAGCCCGTGATGCTGGCAAACAACCACTGAGCGCAGGCAAAGTGCAGATTGCTGGCGATGACTATGTTGCAGGTGCAGACCGTGCGGCGTTATACTCTATCATCAAGCAAAAGCCTGAATTTGACGGCGCACAAGACGCATAAGGTTTAGTGTGTTTGGGTTTAATTCTTTTTCATCTGCTCCACTTGCTTCTCAAGTAAGAACAAGTGTTGAAGGGAGTTACGGCACATACACATCTACAGGACAGAGTGCTTCTGTTTATCACAACAGATCGGCTATTCTTAGTGCTGGAGCTTACTTTTTAACAGGTCAAGACTCTAGTATTTTTAAGAGTAAAACAATAGCTGCTTCATTTGGAAGCTATGCTACTGTAGGTCAAGACGTTTTGTTACTAAGAACAAAGGTTGTTTTAGCTACATACGGAACTTACGCAACCTCTGGTCAAACTGCTGTTGTTACTCGTACTAAAATTCTTTTAGCAGATTACGGTACGTACACTACAACTGGGTACAGCTCTACTAAATTAACTAATAGAACTTTACTTGGTAACTCTGGGTCATATACAATCGTAGGTAAAGCTGCTACGCTGTTTCATTCAAGCCTTTACCCTGATCCCAAGTATGTGTTAAAGGGTATTGTGTACGGCCCAGGCGGTATCTACACAGGAACTTTTGATGCTGTAGATAAGTCCCTCAAGTTAGATTTAACAACAGGTGCTTTAGTTAAACCCTTGTCCAACCAAATCGTGTTTTCTATTTAAGGAACTATCATGGCCTTCTCAACTCAAGACCTCTTTGAAATTCGTAAAATCATTATTGCCTCTAAACTTATTGACAGTGGTGCATTTGATGCTGACATCAAACGTATGGAAGATGCTGCACAAGTTCAGTTGCAGATTCAGCTTGATGCTGTTGCTGCTGAAAAAGCAAAGATGTCTAAACAACTAATGTCGTTTCAAGATTCTTTAGTTGACAAAGAAGAAGCTATTGCACAACAACTAGAAATCATTGAAGCTAAAAACAAACAGCTTGATGAAAAGCAAGCAGAGATTAATAAGTCTGCTGCTGATGTTGGTGCTCAAATGGATGCTCTTGCTGCTGCTATTAGTAACACTGAAAAGACTACTACTGCTATGCAAGCTGATGCTGATGCTCGTGTTAAAGCCGTTGAACAACGTGAACGTGATGTTAGTTTGCGTGAACAAGCTTTGGCTGCTGGTCAACAAGACCTTGCTGCTAAGTTGGAAACAATTAAAGCTCTGTCTGTTTAATAGGAGTTTTTGTAATGACCTCAACTGTATTTAGTACCGGGACGGTCATTACTGCTCCTTGGCTTAACGATGTAAACACTAAGACATACAGTGATACTAGTAACACTGTAGCTTACACACCCGCTGGCACTGGCGCTGTGGCAACCACGGTGCAAGCTAAGTTGCGTCAGTATGTCAGTGTGATAGATTTTGGCGCTAAAGGTGACGGAACTACGGATGACACAACAGCAATCCAAAACGCATTAAACACTGGTAATCCAGTTTATATGCCGCCAGGGTCTTACCCTATATCAAACACGTTGAGAATGGCTGTTTATGGTCAAATTTTGTACGGCGCTGGGATGGGCGAATCTACTGTTGTGTACAGAACTCAATTAAAATGGGTTGGCGCTTCAGGCGGCACAATGATTTCTTTTTGGAACGGCTCTACAGTTTCACCATTGGTATACAGCGAATGTTCAGTTCGTGATATGTATATAAACGGCAATTCATTAGCTAATCGCGGAATTGAAATTTACAAAGAAGGTTTGACTGGCGGCGGCGGCTCTTGGAGAGCATTGATTTTTAGGGTTGGTATTTCTGGCGTGTCTGGCGGCGCTAATTCAACAGCTATTTACGCTGGTGCGGGAACTTCTAACGATAACGCAAATGATTTTATTATCTCAGCTTGCTATTTGTATGGAAGTGCATACGGCATTCAATCTGGTGGTGCGGTTTGTACATTAAGTAACCACACTACAATTCAGGGAATGACAACAGCAGGCATTAGCGCAACTGCTGGTTCGTTTTGGTCTTTGGGTGATGCGGTGTTTTCTACTAATGCTTGGGATATTTTGGCAACAAATACTCAAGGTATTAGCGCATCAGGCGCTTGGTTTGAAAATTCAACAAGCGGTGTTTTGCAAGCTACTACCGCAATTGGTTCTTTTTCATTGTCCGGTTGTTTGCTACAAACTTTCAATGCTACACGCTTGATTGATATGCAAAGCGCAGCAGGTACGTTTTCGCTTAAAGGTTGTTTTGTTAACGGAACTTCAACGTCTACCTTAATTAAAAATCCTAACCCAAATTATGATTACGATGTACTAACAACAAATTGCACCATTGATACTGGGTACAAACAATGGGCTCATGGAAGCGTTCGGGCTGACAATTGCGGATTCTCTGTTGCTCAAACATCTGATGCAACCAATGCAACAGGTGATGGAACAACGTACAGCATGAACGCTGCTGCGGTCACAAAGCAATATGATTTGGCAAGCGCAGTCAATGCAAGTACCGGGGTCTTTACCGCCCCATTGTTTGGCTATTACGAATTTGATGTTCAAGTTTCGCTTGGTAACTTAGCCGTTGCCCATACAGATTTTCAGTTAAATTTGTTTACGACTACACAAACATATTTGCTTGGTCAACGATTGTCTCCCGGAGCTGTCAGAACTCCATCAAATGAAGAAATTTTCTCTGGCCGTGTACGTTGCTATATGGCTGCTGGAGACACTGCTTACCCTACTGTTTATGTCTCTGGTAGCACTAAAACAGTTACAGTTCAAAACGGCAGCGTTGCAACATTGTGGCGCACACGTTTTCAGGGACGTATGGTCTAATTAAATGTCTAACAGCAAAATATCAGCATTAACATCTGCTACCACGCCTTTGGCTGGTACAGAGGTTTTGCCGATTGTGCAAAGTAGTGTAACTAAACAAGTATCTGTCGCTAATTTAACGGCTGGGCGCACACAAACTTCAAATGGTATTGTTCAAGGTGCTGCTGCTACAGGTTACAACTTTACAGCAAATACTCCAAAAGCTGGAATGACAAGTCAATTGCTTAATTGGTATGAAGAAGGCACTTGGACGCCGACTGCAACTTCAGGGTCTGGCTCAATAACAACATATTCTTCATCGGGAACTTATACAAGAGTAGGCCGACAAGTAACTGTGACTGCTTATGTTGATCTTACAAATGTCGGAACAGCGGGTGGAAATTTAATAATAACTAATTTTCCATATAAAAATGGCGCTGCATTTGGCTCAGGATTTTTTCAACAAATGGGCGTTGTTCGTGAAACTGGAGCTACTGGTGTAATTTATGCTGTTTTTTTATTAGGTAATTCAACTTCTGGTTATATTTCATCAATGACTGGCGGTGCAATTGTGTGGACAAACACATTTCAATACGCATTGTCAATAACTTATTACACAGCATAAGGATTGCCATGTACGAAAAAACAACCGTTGTTGACCGCATTGAGGTATTGTCTGACCATACTGTTGCTGTGCGCTATGTGGTAACTGTCACTGAAGATGGGAAACCATTTGCAGAACAAATTAAAGGTAACTACTTTAAGCCTGGGGATAACTACAGCGCAGAGGAAGCCAAAGTACAATCTGTTTGCTCGGTGGTTCATACTGCTGAAGTAATTGCTGCTTATCAAGCTACACAACAAGCTTTTATTCTAGGATAATCATGGAACCTCAAAACGTAATTGACATAGCTTTAGGCATTGGGTTTTCTATCTTAGGATGGTTTGCCAGAGAATTGTGGGCTGCTGTTAAAGAACTTAAAGCTGATCTAAGTAAACTACGAGAAGACTTGCCTAAAGGTTACGTAGCTAGAGATGACTATCGTCAAGACATGAGTGACATTAAAACTATGCTTGCTAAAATCTTTGACAAACTAGACGGCAAACAAGACAAGTAATTTGTTATTAGGAACACACTATGTCTAACACATACTTCATTGACAACACAACACCAATAGTTTCTGCATGGTTAAACGATGTTAACAACTATGTGTACGCAACTACTTCTGTAAATAGAAACCGAGGAACTGTTACAGCAACAGCAGGACAAACTTTGTTTACTGTGCCATTTACTTATGTAGTGGGTTCTAAATCTTTGCATGTATATGCAGATGGTAAACATCAAGTTTTAGGAACAGCTTATACAGAAACATCTACATCAACAATTACTTTTAATAGTGGTGTTTCTGTTGGAGTTGTAGTTGAATTTGTTGTAGGTTAACTATGTCTTACAAGTCTAGATGGGACAATGGAGACTGGAACGTCATATGTGACTCTTGTGGTCGCATGTTCAAAGACAATGAGTTGCGTCTTCGTTGGGATGGGCTTATGGTTTGTTCTGGTGATTGGGAACCTAGACAACCACAAGACTTTGTACATGGTGTAGCAGATATACAAGCTCCACCTTGGACTAGACCTGAGTCTTCAGATAATTTTATTTTTGTTTGTACTCAAGTTAGTTCTCAAGGTATTGCTGACTACGCTCAAGCAGACTGTGCTAGAGCAGGCATTGATAACGGATACCGACCAGTGTGTACTATGGAAGGGTCTATAGCCCTGCCACCTACAGCTATTGCTGGATGTGTTGTAGCAGGTAAACTTAACCCCGGTTTAAACGACTTTACAGGTATCACATGAGCAGCACCTACACCGTTACCCGAGATCAAATTATTACCCTAGCTCTTCGTAAGTTAGGTGTACTTGAGATTGGTTCTACTCCTGATCCAGACACAGTATCTAACGCTGCTATGTCTTTAAACTTAATCATCAAACAATTAAGTACAGACGGTCTTAAGCTTTGGAAAGTATCAGAAATTATTATTCCTCTTACTTCAGGACAGACTCAATACACCCTAGGAGGCTCTACATCAACTTTGATGTACGATGCCCTCAACCCTACCGTTGCGATCACTGACAAGCCTTTAAAGGCCATCCAAGGGTTCTATAGGAACCTACAAAGCACTCCTGCTATTGATACTCCTGTAATGCTAGTATCTAAGCAAGAGTACAACGTGTTGGGGTCTAAGTTTTCTACAGGTACTGCTAACACTATTTTTTATGATCCACGTAAACTGAATGGTGTGTTGTATGTGTACTTGACACCTGATGTTAATGCTCAAAATAATATTCAGTTACACATCATTGTTCAAATGCCTTTAGATGATTTGAATGCTGCTTTAGATGTTCCAGACTTTCCTAATGAGTGGATGAATTGTTTGGTGTGGAACCTTGCAGATCAATTGTCTCTTGAGTACGGCGTACCCATGAACGCTAGGCAAGAGATTAGCCAACGAGCTATGACCTACAAAACATTGTTGTCTGATTGGGATGTTGAAGCTTCAAGCACATTCTTTGCTCCTGATTTCCGTTCTACTAGCCCTAACTCTTATGGGCGGTAAACATGGCTACAGAACGTATCCCACTTACCCAACCAATTGAGTCCCGTAATGGGACTTTTGCCAAAGACTCTTTCTCATCTAATTGTTTCTTTGAAACAAGAGATCAAAAAAGAGAGTTTGTTAAACGTCCTGGGCTTATAGCTGTAGCTCAAGTTACACCTGTAACTCCTCCTGCGTATCTCAACAGTCAGGGAATGTCTGCTTTTAATAACAACTTAGTTGCTGTTATTAATAACACTGTGTATCAAATCAATCCTAGTGGGTATGGCGTTACCACAGTAGGCACAACGTCTGCATCAACTAGTAGAAGCTTTTTTGTTAGAACTTTTCTTGATGCTTATTTGTTTATTCAAAACAAAGTTAACGGGTATTTGCTTAGTAAAGCTGGTGCATATACAACTATTGTTAACGACAAAATAAACAACATTAGTATTGACAACCCTGGTCTTAACTATAGCCAAGGGATTACCCTTAGTTTTTCTGCAAGTGGTGTTGCTGCTACTGCTACTGTTGTTAACGGAAACATTTCTACTGTAACTATAACCAGTGCTGGTACAGGCTTATCTTCTGCTGGTACTTGTACTATTAACGTACCTAGTGCTGTTACCCCAACGGGTACAGGTACTGCTGCTTTGTTTACTATTGCTGTGTCTAGTGCTACAGGTATATACGTAGGCATGTACGTTACAGGCACTGGGGTATCCCCCAATGCTAAAGTAACAAACATCAATGGCACAACCATTACTGTAGACATTGCACACACAGCAACTGTATCTGGGACTATTACGTTTACAGACTTAGGGTCTAACGGAGTATTGACTCCTGCTCTTAACGCATTTCCATCTGGGCCATTTGTATCTGGTGCTGTGTTCTTAGACAACTACGTATTTGTAGGTACAACTACTAACCGTATATACAACTCTAACTTAGGTGATCCTACATCTTGGGGAGCACTAAGCTACCTTAGTTTTGAACAGACTACAGACACCCTTGTGGGCATTGCCAAACACCTTAACTACCTTGTAGCTTTTGGTAAAGTAAGTATGCAGTTCTTTTATGACCAAGGAAATGCTGTTGGTTCTCCTTTAGGAGTTGCTGCAAGCTACACCTCTGAAATAGGTTGTGCTAACGGTGATTCTATTGTTGCTACTAGTAACACTGTGTTGTGGGTAGGTACTAGCAAAACCTTTGGTAGGTCTGTGTACATTATGGATGGGGTATCTTCTATTCGTGTCTCTAACGCTAACGTTGATAGGCATTTAGAAGCTGATGGTTTGTCTAGTGTGTCTGCGTACTGCTACACAACAAATGGACATACGTTGTACATCTTAACTTTGCATAACACTAACCAAACATTGGTGTATGACTTAACAGAAAAGATGTGGTACACATGGACTCAATACTCTATGCAGAGTAATGACCAACCTAATCCTGGTATTTATCAAGAATCTTATTTCCGCCCTACGTTCTATGCTGAAGTAAACAGTGTGCCTTACGTGTTAGATGATGACACAGCTACGCTGTATTACTTTGATGTCAACACGTACCAAGATAATGGTCAACCTATTTACTGTCGTACTGTTACAGACATTATGGACAACGGTAGTACCAAACGTAAGTTTTACGGTAGGTTAGAAATCATTGGAGACAAGGTAGCTGGAACTATGCAAATTCGGCATAGCGGTGATGACTACAACACTTGGTCTAGTTACAGGACTGTAGACCTCAATGCTTCTCGTTCTCAAATATACCTAAGTGGTGCTGACAGACGTAGAGCTTGGGAGTTTTTGGTTACTAGTAATGTTCCTCTCCGACTAGATGCTGCTGAAGTTGACTTCAGAATTGGTGAGATGGATCAAGAGCAACAAGTTGGTGGTGGGAGGTATCGCAAATGACAACTGACCTCACTAGAAATACTTACGGCGAAGTAAAGTTTCGTGAAAGCATTCTTAACGTTCAAGAAGGAATGTTAAAAATGATTGCAGACGGTAACATAAAAGATACTCTTCCTGATTGTAAGTTGACTCACTACTATTCCCCTATAGATGAAAACTACGGGTGTGGTACTTACGCTAGGCAAATGTTTATTCCCAAAGGAACCCTAATCATAGGTAAAATCCATAGGCACCAACATTTAAACTTTATTATGCAAGGTAGGGTGTCTGTGTCAACAGAGTTTGGGCCTAAGTATTTTGAAGCTCCTTGCATCTTTGTTTCTGAAGTAGGTCTTAAACGTGCTGTTATTGCAGAAGAAAATACTATTTGGGTAACAGTTCACCTTACTAAACACTTGGGTGAAGAAAATCTAGACAAGATGGAAGAAGAAGTTATTGCTCCTTCTTATAAAGAACTTGGTTTAATTGACTCTACTAAAGAGTTGCTCACGGAGAATTAAAATGACATTTGGAACTGTTGCTTCAGTAGTAGGCATTGCTAGTGGAGTTAACGCCCTTACAGGCGGTGGTGTTAGCAAAATGTTTGGTGGAGAAAGTTCTCCTACTGGTGCTCAAGCACAACAGATGGCTGACCCATTCTCTCAATATCGTAGCAAGCTAGGTGAGATGTATAGCGGTGCTTTACAGCCGGGTGCTCCTAGTAACATTGAAGCTATGCCTGGGTTTACACAGTTTAATACTGGTGTTATGCAACCTGCTATGCAAGCATCTCAAAGAGCTGCTGCTAGTACTGGACAACTCTACTCTGGTGGTGAATCTGCTGCACTTGAAAAGCAAGGTCAACAAGGTTACTACGGCTTTATGACTGATTATCTTAATCGTCTTGCTCAAGGTTCTGGTGCAGTTAACAATCCTGCTACTGCTGCTGGTATGGGTCTAGGTCAAACTGGTGCAAACCAACAAGGCTTTATGCAAGGTCTTGGTGCTTTGGGTACTACTGTCTCTGGTTTGCAAGGTCAATTTGGTGGCTCGCCACAACCTACTAATATGACTCAAGAGCAATATGCGCTTGTTAGTGGTTATTAAGGATCAATCATGGCTTTGTTAATGACTGATGCGGCTGCTGGTGGACAAGCAGCGTTGCAATTGCAACAAACAATGGCTGCTGCACCTAATGTGCAACAGGTTGAAGCCAACAAAATGCAAGCTCAAGGGCTTGCTATTCAACAAGAACAAGCTAACTTAGAAAAAACTAAGTTGGCTAATCTTGTTGCTGATACTGGGTTCCAAGCTTCAAAAGAATCTAAAGCTAAACTGCAACAACTAGCAGGCACTCTTGAGTTTAAAGCTGCTGATGATGCTGAAAAGTTACGGTTGTCTGCTGCTGTACAGTTTCAAAATGGCGATATAGAAAACGGTGCTAAAACTTTAACTGCTGCTGAGTTGTATGACACTCGACAAGTAGCTATTAAACAAAAGAACTTAGATCAACAAGCTCAAGAAGTAGGCAATGCTTACGGAGTTATTTCTGCTGTACCTGATGACAAGGTGCAAGAGTTTGTAGACCGTTTGCCAGAAACAAGTAAAAAAGCTCTCGTATCCCAAATTGGTGAAACCAATTGGAACAAGATGTCTGGTGGTGAAAAGAAAGAGGCTGCTAAAAACCTTATGCTAAACGCTAAAGGTCAAATGGCTGCTCAACTTAAACAGATTGAAATTGAAAAACAAAAGGTTATTCAAGAGTCTCGTGAACGCATTGAGCGTATTCGACAAGATGGTGCTCTGGCTCGTAAGCTAACTGGTGGCACTGATCGTGATATGCGAGATTGGAATCTGTACACTAAAGCTCAAGAAGCTATTGAAAAGTCTGGTAAAAAAACTCTTGATGGTTTAGACAAACGTGTTAGCGATGCTCAAGACACTTTAGACAAAACTACTTTTTTTAAAGGTGCTGAAACAAAAGCACTTGAAGCTGCTGTTAAAGCTCGTGATGAGTTTAAACAAAGTCAGATACAAAAAGAAATTAACCTTGCTACTAGTGCTCCAGACTTTCCAGGTAAAAGCATTGTGATTGACAACCTTAAGCGTGAGCTTGAGCTGTTTGGTGGTGTTACTCCAATTAATGTTGAAGACAAGCCTGTGGATAAACCTGTAGTTAAACCTACTGTTGCTAAAACTGACACTGGTCTTCAAGGTAAAGTAGAAGCTAGCGGTCAAAAGTACGAACCAACTAAATACGATTATCGGGTAGCACCTGATGGTTCTATTCAACGTAAGGCTAAGTAATCATGGCTACAGAATCTGGGTGGGAAACAATTGTTCCTAGTAGCAAAGCTGCGCCTGCTACAGAAGACAAGGGTTGGGAAACTATTTCTAAGCCTGCTACATCAACTATTCCTGCTGTAGAAGGTAAAGGTGGTGCTGCATTTGGTGTGTACCCTAAAGCAGGTGCAGACCAAGACCCTACTAGTAGACTTGCTAAACACATTGGTCGTACTGCAACAGAATCTGTTGTACCTACGGGTGCTGGTCTAGCTGGCTTTGGTGCGGGTATGGCTACGGCTGCTCCTGTAGCGGCTGCTGTAGCCCCTCTCACTGGCCCCTTTGCTCCCGTTGTTGCTGGAGCTATTGAACTTGGTGGTGGCTTTGGTGGAGCTATGCTTGCATCTGGAGCTGCTAAAAAGCTTCAGGACATGATGCACCAAACGTTTGCTCCTGAAGACTATGCTCAACGTGAAGCAGAAAAGAAAGAGTTTCCCGCAGCTACATTCCTAACTGAGTTGGGTGTAGGTATGGCTGGCATGTCTCCTAAGACTGCTGTTACTGCTGCTAAAGATGCTGGCAAGATTGCTCGTCTTGCATCTACACCTACTGGTCAACGTGTTATTTCTGGTGGTCTGCAAGGTGGTATTGAAGCTGGTACTGAGTACGCTGAGACAGGCACAGTTGAACCTTGGAAGGTTGCTACCTCTACTATTGCTGGTGCAGCTATGCCCGGCTTTAACGTAGCAGGTAAAGTCCCATTTGCTATTGGTACTAAGATTGGTGAAAAGGCAGCTAGTCTTGTAACTGGTCGTAACAAAGCTACTACTCCTACCGGTACTGTGCCTCTTAAACCTCCAGAAGGTGCTACACCAGAAGAAAAGGCAGCATGGCTTGACACTATCAAAGCTGAAGTTGCTAAGCGTGATGCTGAGTCTCCTCTGGTTGAAGCTGCTATTAGGAACAAAGAGACTGGCAACATTGAACGCATGGGGCCAAAACATGACCAAGCTCGTAAGGAAGCTACTGCTGATACGCATGAGCAAGGCTTTGTTACTGAACGGGGTCAGTTCTTAACTCGTAAACAAGCTGTAGAGCACGCTAAGAACACTGGTCAGATTCCTAAAGACCATGTGCTTGAGAATCCTCCTGGTGAACAACCTGGGTTGCACAGTGGTGACCTACGCAAAGCTGGTGATAAACGGTTTGAGATTACTGATGAGCAACCTGCTGGTGTTGCTAAGCCTCCTGTTGAAACTACTGCACCTAAGTCTCGTGAAGACTTTAAGTCTGCTATTACTAAGAACGAAGACACTCGTCTTAACTTAGAAATAGAAGCAGACAAAGCTGCTCAGTCTGGTAACGAACAACGTGTTACTAAGATCAATGCTGAGATTGCTAAGCTAGAAGCTGAACACGCTAAGTTGCACGAAGACATTCCTGCTGTTGAATTTAAAGATGCACAAGTTCCTACTTGGGAAGAGTTGCAAGATCACTTGTGGGGAGTCAAGAATGTTGGCGAAGCATTTGATCGCATTCTTGAAACCAAAGGCATGGGGACTTATGGTCAACGTATCTTAGTTAAGGCTCTCAATGAGTCTAGCTTTATTCGTAGTGCTCGGTTAGGTTTCTCCAAAGACTTTATTAAGTACGTAGACAAAGCTGGTGTTAAAAAACAAGATGCTCTTGGTGTGTACACAGGTGGAGATGAACACCTTATAGAGATGGGCAAAGATGGGAATGTGCAAACGTTCCTACATGAAGCTTTGCACGCTGGTACTCAACGACTGCTAGAAGAAAAAGGTAGCACTGCTGCTATCAAGATGCAGGAGTTGTTTGACAAGTACAAAGCTACTCATGGCAAAGAAATTGATCCAAAGACAGGTGTTGAGTATTACGGCTTTGAAGACGTACATGAGTTTGCTTCAGAAGCATTTACCAACAAAGAGTTTCAAAAACTGTTAAGTAGCATTGAGGTTGGTCAACAACCTAAAGGTGTTGCTAATAACATGTGGGCTGCTTTTAAGGAGACTGTTCGTAAAGGACTTGGTATTCCTGAAGGTGCTCGTACTGCTCTTGACGAAGTGTTTGACCAAGGTATCTCTATGGTTAAACGCTCTAAAGATTTTACTCCTCGTCCTGATCTTGTACTTACTAGCACGCCTTCTAAGACAGCAGGCTCACCAGATGAGCTACCTGTTGACAAAACTAAAACTGATCCTCGTGATGTTAAAGACGAAGCAGAGTTCAAAGAGATTGCTACGGACATCTATGAGAAGTACGGAGAGACTGACGCTGTTAAGTTTTATGAGGGCTACCAAGAGTACAAACAAACTTGGTTAGAACCTGTCAAAGAGACAGAAAAGTTTGTTGGTACAAACATTAAGAACAAGCTTGCTAATGATCGGATTATCCACAACACAATGGATAAGATGATGGAAGCAGTGCCTAATGCTGCTCGTAGAGAAGCTATTGCTGTTGCCATTGACAGTGGTGATCTGTCGGGTCTTAGCCCACATGAAGTTGTTGTTGCTAAGAGATACGAAGCTCTTGCTAAAGACATTGGTGATCGTGCTGTTAAGGCAGGCGTTGTTAAGGGCTTGCTTGAAGACTACGTAACCCACATTCTTGATTGGGCTGGTGCTCCCAAGGGTGCTCGTGAAGAGTTTATTCAAACGTTACTAGGAACAGCTCCTCGTGATCCTGCTATGCGTGGGATGACTACCGAATCTAAATTTGGTAAAGAACGTAAGTTCAAAACCTTTGCAGACCTAGAGTGGTTTATTAACGAAGCCAATAGCCGCATTGCCGCTGCTGGTAAGTCTGACTTCCGTCTTAAAATCAAGACCAAAGACATTGCAGAAATCTACAAAGAATATGCAACATCAATGGAGAAGGCTATTGAGAACAAAAAACTTGTGGATAACCTTAAGCAAGTTCGTAACGTAGCTGGTGAAACTCTTATTAAAGAAGTCAACAAAGACAACCCTATGCCTTACGGTTGGGAGATGATGGATAGCCCCCAGTTTGCTGGCTACGCTGTTCACCCAGACATGATGCCTGCTTTAAAGTTTGTCTTTGATGCTGGCCCGGGTGACTTGATGAAAGCATTTGGTGCTATCTCTCAACTGACTAAACGTATCAACGTTATTGGTTCGTTCTTTCACGCCAAGTCTTTGATGGAAGTGTTGTCTAGTTCGCAGATTCCTTTGTGGACTCCTATCAAAGAAGCTATTGTGTTGCCTCTTATTGAAAAAGGTATCAAAGCTACTACTGGCAAAGACTTGCAACTGTCTGCTATCTCTAAAGCTGTTGAGCAATTTAAAAATGGTGGTGTTGGTGACAACGTAGATATGTGGATTAAAGAAGGTGGTCTTCAATTAGAAATGCCTGAAGATGTGTCTGCTGGTATTTTGTCTGCTACAGGTAAGTTTGCTGACTCTATGATTGGTAAGTACGGCCCTAAAACTCGTGTACTTGAATCAGCAATGTCTACTGTTGAGAAATACACACTGGGTTTGTTTGACAACTACACTTGGAATTTCTTGCATACTGGTGGCAAGATTATGGTTGCTGATGCGTACTTAGATAAAGCACGTATGACTGCTGCTAAAGAAGGAAAACCATTTGACGAAGCCACTAGTCGTAAAGAAATTTCTAAGTTTGTTAACGACAGCTTTGGTGGTTTAAATTGGTTTGATGCTGCTACACAAACACAGAATGAATTTGCTAAACGTATTGCTATGGCTGCTTATAGTCCTGCTGGTCGCAGAGGTTTGCAAGTAGCTTTGTTTGCTCCTGATTGGACACTTTCAACTTTACGTGCGTTTACTGCTGCTATCCCTAAAAGTTTAGATGTAGCTGCTGGTGTTAAAGGTATGGCAAGTCCTGCAACTAAATCTGATTACGCTAGGATGTATCAGTTTAAAACTGCTCTGACTTACTTCACTTTGTTAAACGCCATTAACTTAATGACTGCTTCTCGTCCTATCTGGGAAAACAAAGACCCAACTCGCATTGAATGGCCTGATGGTACGTCTATGCAAGCTATGAAACACGCTATGGAACCGTACCACTGGATTATGGATGCTGATAAAACGTTTGCTAATAAGCTTGGTTTTATTCCTAAAGCTCTTATCATTGGTGTTGCGGGTACTGAGTACGCATCTCCACAAGCACAAAAGTTGGTTGATCCTAGTGCTACTGGTAGACTCAAAGCTGTTGCAGGTACAGTTGTTCCATTTCAAGTAGCTGCTAGTAGAGATGCTCCTCCCGGAGAAGGTGCTAAACGTGCTATTTTAGGTACTATGGGCTTTCCTATTTACGGTTCTACTCCTGAACAAAAGAAAGCTGCTAGAGCTGAACGAGAAAAACTTCTCAAAAAAGCTGCTAAAGACTACCACATAAAAGCTAAAGAAAAAGGTTGGGAAAAATGAACCTCTTAATCATCGACCAGTTTGACTGTGGGTTTGCATTGGACTTGGCTATTAAGTCTGCTAACCACGGTCATGCTGTCCGTGTGTATATGCGTAACAACTTTGATGGCACTCGCTGTGAAAACGGCGATGGCATGGATTGTTTTAAAAAGGTTGTTGATTGGGAAAGCAGCATGGATTGGGCTGACCTTATCTTTGTTACTGATAACAGCCGTTACATTAAACAAATAGAAAAGTACCGTCTTAAAGGTTATCCTATCTATGGGTGTAACGTAGAGGGTGCTCGTTGGGAACAAGATCGTGAGTATGGTTCTGCTATGTTTGAACGTGCTGGTATCCCAACTATTCCTATGCAAAAGTTTAAGAAGTACGATGATGCTATTGCTCTTGTGCTTACTAACAAGAACAAACGCTATGTGTCTAAACCTGTTGGTGATGGTGACAAAGCTTTAAGTTACTGCTCTAAAGACTGGCGTGACATGGTGTTCATGCTAAACAAGTGGAAGAAAAGCAACGCCTATGATGGTGAGTTTGTTCTGCAAGAGTTCCACGAAGGTTCTGAGATGGCTGTTGGTGGTTGGTTTGGTCTTGGTGGATTCTCCAAACACTTCCTTGAGAACTGGGAATTTAAAAAGTTAATGTCTGGGGACTATGGCCCTGCTACTGGTGAGCAAGGCACTATTCTGCGTTACACACAAAAGAGTTTGTTAGCTGACAAAGTTCTTAAACCTCTTGAAGATTTCTTGCATGGCATTGGTTACACAGGCTACATTGATGTCAACTGCATCATTGATGACAAGGGTATGCCTTGGCCTTTAGAGTTTACTACTCGTCCTGGTTGGCCTTTGTTTCAGATTCAACAAGCTCTGCATCTTGGTGATCCTGTTCAATGGATGCTTGATTCAATCAACGGTAAAGACACATTGAAAGTACGCGAAGACATTGCCTGCGGCATTGTTGTGTCTCAACCTGATTATCCATATAGCAACGTTAAAAAGAAAGAAAACACAGGGTATCCTATCTTTGACTTGACTATGGAAGATGCTACTAAGAACATTCATTTGTCTGAAGTAAAGATGGGTTACGCTCCTGGTAAAGACGGTAAGAACACTGAGCCTTCTTTGGTTACTTGTGGCAGCTATGTGTTAACTGTCTCTGGTGTTGGCAAGACTGTAGAAGATGCTCGTGAAGCCTGCTACGGTACTTTCAAAAAGAAAGTGTGCATGATTAACTCTCCAATGATTCGAGATGACATTGGTAAAAAGTTAGAAAGTATGTTGCCTAATCTTAAGAAGAACGGCTATTGCAAAGACGTTAAGTATTGTTAATCATGGCTATTAAACCTACTATACCTATTCCCAGAGATGAGATTAAGGAAAGCTTTGTCTGGAGAGATTGGTTCCAAAGACTTAGTGATAGAGTTTATGGGTCTTTAGCTTCTCAAGACGCTAACAATGTCACTATTACTGGTGGCTCCATATCTAATTTAAGTGGACATTTTGTTACTTTAGTAGTTGACAAACCTACGTTTACTAACGGTGCATCTCTTCTTTACGGTAACAACGCTGGTGCGTTTAGCAATGCTACTGTTGGATCAGGGCTTTCTTTTTCTAGTGGTGTTTTAACTGCTGTTGGTTATAGTAGTAGCTTTGCTCCTGTAACTAAAACCGCTGACTTTACTGTTGCTTCTACTGATGTTTGGATTATTAACAACAAGTCTGGGTCAACTTGTGTTGCAACATTACCCGGAGCATCTAGTAATACTGGAAGAAGTCTACATTTTCAAAACTATCAAGCTCAAACGCTTGTGTCTGCTACTAATAACGTAGTTGCAATTACAGGTGGTGCTGCTAGCACAGCAATTCTTGCTGCTGTTGCTGGTGATACTTGCACCATTATTTCAGACGGTACAAATTGGATTACAACCCAATACACACCTAACAATATTTTGTTATTGGAATAAAATGATTGATCCAATTACAATCAGTGCTGCATTTGCTTTAGCTAAGAGCACCATTGCTGGTGTTCAAGAAGCTATCCAAATGGGTAAAGACTTGCAAGAGTGCAGCGGTGATCTGATTAAGTTTTTTGAGATGCGCGACACCGTAGCCAAAGCTGCAACAGAAGACAAAGGGAAACAACCTCGGTCAGACATGGGTCAAGCTCTAGACACTGTTATGCAAGCTAAAGCTTTGCGTGATGCTGAAAAGAAACTTAAAGAACAGTTAATCTACTCAGGCCAAGGTGATGTGTGGGAAGCCATTCAAGCTGAATACAACCTTATCATTGCTAACCGCAAACGTGAAGAGCGTAAGGCAGAAGCCGCCGCCAAGAACAGGCGTGAAAAAATGGCTGAGATGGTAGAGACAATATTTTATGGTCTTGCTGGTTGTATAGTTGGTGGCTTGATTTGTTGGGGTACTATTGAATTTGTTAGTTACAAAATGAGGATTTAAAATGGATGAACTTCTTTCTCTCATCAAAAATGCTGCGCCTACTTTGGCTACCATTGTTGCCGGGCCTCTTGGTGGTGCTGCTATTACTGCTATTGCTGGCAAGTTTGGAGTTACTGATAGCGTCGAGGCAGTAGCTAAAGCTATTGCTGGTGATCCACAAGCAGCTCAAAAATTAGCTGACTTGGAATTAGAGTACGCTAAGTTAGACTCCGCAGATCGTGACAATGCTCGTAATCGTGAGCTAGCAATTGCTACTAGTAACAATGCTCCTTGGTACAGCAAAATGGTTACGCCTGCATTAGCGTTGGGTGTTTTTATTCTTTGGGCAACAGTTAATATTTTGTTGCTTAACAACAATATTCCTGATGCTATGAGAGAAATTGTAATTCGTATGCTTGGTAGCCTTGATGCTGCTAACATGCTAATCCTGTCTTATTATTTTGGTAACTCACACAAGCACTAACATGAGAGCAAACTACATTGAATCTTTGCAAGCCGTCCTCGTCCATGAGGGAGGATTTGTAAACAATCCAAAAGACCCAGGTGGCATGACTAACCTTGGTTGCACCAAAGCAACATGGGAAGAATATTGCGGCAAGCCTGTTGATGAAAAAACTATGCGAGGTTTGACAGTTATTGATGTCATGCCTTTATACAAGACTAAATACTGGGACAAAGTTTGTTGCGATGATATGCCTATGGGTATTGATTATGTTGTGTTTGATGCAGCAATCAATTCAGGCCCAGGCCGCGCCGCCAAATGGTTGCAGTCTTGTGTTGGTGTAACACCTGATGGCAGTATTGGCCCTAAAACTTTAGCTGCAATAAAAACTAAAGACACAAAACAACTTGTCAATGACTACTGTGCTTTTCGTTTGTCTTACTTAAAAGAACTTCCAACTTGGAACACTTTTGGCAAAGGTTGGGAACGTCGTGTCAAAGAAGTAAATGAAAAAGGTTTGTCAATGTCACAAAAGGTTCTTACTGCCGCAGTTTAATTCGACCATACTCAATCATGTCACGCTCTATTGGCGAAGGAAGTTGTAATGGGCAATACCGATCAACAGGTTATCAGCGCAATTGAAAACAGCTCCTCAATCCGAGAGGCCAGTAAAGTATTGGGCGTAAGCGAATCCGGTCTTAACAGGCGGCGTAGAAAGATTGAACAAAAATTAAAGATTGCTATTAAAGCTCCGCAAGATAAAGAGCAATATAAGCATCTTCAAATAGCACACGTTCACCCGCAGCAAAAGAACCTTGGCATCCTAAATGGCACAGTGATTGTGTTTAGTGACGCCCACTTTTGGCCGGGAATTTACTCTACTGCATTCAAAGGTTTGTTGTGGGCTATTAAAGAACTTAAACCTAATGCGGTTATTGCAAACGGAGATATTTTTGATGGATCTGCGATCAGCAGACATCCTCGCATTGGTTGGGCTAAATCTCCTTCAGTTATGGAGGAGCTTAAAGCTTGTACTATTTGCATGGGGGAGATTGAAGAGACTGCTAAAAAAGCTAGGCATAATGTCAAACTGATGTGGCCTTTGGGCAACCATGATGCACGGTTTGAAACATTTCTTGCTGCAAATGCTCCACAGTATGAGCATGTCAAGGGCTTCACTCTCAAAGACCACTTCCCAGATTGGGAGCCTTGCTGGTCAGTGTGGATCAATGAAGGAACAATTGTTAAACATCGTTTTAAAGGTGGTATCCATGCCACTCATAACAACGCCATCTGGTCGGGCAAAAACATCATTACAGGCCATTTGCATAGCCTCAAAGTTACTCCGTTTAGCGACTATAACGGTGTACGGTACGGGATTGATACGGGAACATTGGCAGAGCCTTACGGCCCCCAATTTGAAGATTACACTGAGCAAGGCCCATTAAACTGGCGCAGCGGGTTTGCTGTATTAACATTTGTAAATGGCAAATTGTTATTGCCTGAACTGGTGACAACACACAGCCCCGATTCCATAGAGTTTCGAGGCCGTGTGATTAAAGTAGTCGATTAAGCAGCCTCTGCTTCTTCTTCCTCTTCAGCTTCGTCTTCTTCAGACTCTTCCAAGTCTTCAAAGGCAACGCCTTCCCATGCGCCAATCCAGCCTTCGGCTTCTTGAAATTCAACAAATTCTTTGATAACTTCAACAATGTCAAAGTCAGAAGTTTCAATAGTCAATTTGCCGTCACCCAACCAACCCAATTCAATTTCAAGTTTGTACATAATTGCTCCAAGTAAAACAACGATACTGTTGCAAAACAATCGTACATCTTAAAAATTACAATTACAAGACTTACTTCTTTACAAACACCCCGTTAGGTAACAAAGTTCCTTTGCGATCTTTAATTTCTTGGTAGGCTGCTTTCATGCAGCTTACAAGATCAATATCTTGAAGAGCACAATAGCTAACAAGACATACCATAACATCACCTACTCCATCAACAATGCCAAGTTTGTCTTGTTTGATAGTTGCGTCTGCTAACTCACCAATTTCACTCATTGCTTTGAGTAATTGAGTTGCTGGTGTACTGTTGGGGATAATCTTACGTGCTTCAGCCCAACGTATGATGTCTAGTTCTACCATTGCATAGCTCATTGAATTCCTTTGGTTGTTGTTGGTTGCCACGTTGTTTGTGGTAAGTATCGTTCTGTTGGATGTGGTGCGTTACTAGGAACATCTATGCACATATACACTGCTGCGTATTGTCCACGTTTAGGCACTGCCCAACGATCAATGTACACCCCATAAATATTCTTAACAGTCTTTTGTATAGACTTGGGGTTATCGTTGTCTGCAAGTGCTTCTACCAATTGTTTAATAGTTAAACCATCTTCTGAATCTAATAACAAATCACGAATCAATTGGTGTCTGCTTCTTTTCATTCGGAACCTTCGTTAAGTGCTGCCCACTCTTCGTCTGTGATTAACGGGATAGGGCTTGGTGGGTGTTTTGCAAGAACTTTGTCTAGCTCTTGTTGTGTAATAGGCAATGGAATTACAATCTGTGATTTGTCTAGTGCATATTGCACAGCCAACATCCTAGCTCTAGATTCCATTTCGATTCGATTAAATTCCCAATCCTCGTCAGTCATGCTTTTTCCTTGGTATATTCCTTGCCACACTTAGCACAGTGCCACTGCGGTTTTGTGGTGGTAGCGTCAATCCATTCGTGAGTGCAGGGGGTTTGGCTTCTTGCTCGAATAGCTTTGGCTGCAACAGTCCCGTAAATTTTTATGCCGGTTGGTATATGCGTATCACAAATAGTAGCTGCCGCCAATTTTGCACAAGCCTCTCGCTCTGCTTGTACAGCTTCGGCCACGCACATAGGTCGGGTGCAAAACGGGCTGCATGAATGGATTTCATCAGCAATTTGACGCTTGCGCCATCCTGAATCAGTCATTCTCTGGTTCCTCTAATTGTTTAATGCCTTCCATCTCTAGTTCCGATTGAACTTCTTCTGTAAGACACCACAAAATGTTTGTACCTTGAAACATTATTTCTGTAAGGTCAGTGTTGTACACCCCCGCATCGTCAAACTCGTAATCAAGACAACAAATAACAGGCTCATCTCCTGAGCCTATCGTTGCTCTAAAGTAAAACTTAGACATCTTTTCTCTCCATAGGTTTTGCTAACAACCATTTATCTCCCAACATACGAATGGATCGAACCCATTTAAGTTGGTTAGCTCTATTTATTTCACGTGGAACATCAGCCACATTCCACATCTCTCTTGTTTGTTTAAGAATTTTTGTGTTCATCAAATAACAATCCTTTTGATTTGTAATTTAAATGGTCTTGACTTCCAGGTCTGTACCCTTGCACAACTTCTCCGTCACCAGGGACATAAGTACCCCTCTCAAACATATTGTTGTTAGGCAAAGTTGCTAATGCAAGAGACTCTTTAGAAACTTCTTTAATTTCTGTAAAGTATTGCAATGGGGTTTTTGCTTCTTTATCCCAACCAGCTTTAATCTTGTTGATTAGTTTGCGGTTACGGTCTGCTGCTTCTGCTGAAATCTTCATACCAGTTCTACTTTCAAAGAGTTGTCTGCTTCAATAATTTTTAGTTTGCCAATATGCAAACCATGCAAGATTGCTGCCATAGCAAAGTGGTGCTGTTTAGCTTTGTGGAGTAGTTGGTAATACAAAAACAAAAGAACTGCATTACCAACTAACAACACAAACTCTAAAGGTGTAATTTCAATCATAGGTGTCTCAAAATGTAATCTGTCCAATGCTTGTTGTCTGAAAACACACAAGCGTCCAAGTTGTTTTTAGCTGCCCAGTCTAAGTAAGTTGTTTTGCTTTTCTTAGATAGCCCCTGGTTGCGTTGCAACACATAAAGAATTTTTATTTCTGGGTGTTGTTGGCTAATTAGCACAGCTTTCTTTCTGTCTGTACCTGTCCACAACCCCTTAGTTTCAATGTAGACGTTATTAGTAACAGTAAAATCAGGTGTGTATGTGTGGTTGCTAGAAGGGATTACGTACTTGATTTTGTCTTGCTCGTAACCTAGTTTCCAACCATTTGCTTCGCAAGCAGTTTGAAACCGTGCTTCTAGACCACTTCGGTAGCCTGCTGATAAATGACGTTTAGGTCTTGGCATTGCGGCTTTCACGTACAGCCATAAAAATGTCTGCCCAATTAAAACAAGACTCAACTACTTTTGTAGCAGTAGTCTCTTTCTCACCAATCATCTTTAGCACAGCATCTTTAGTTGCCAGTTCTGTAAGCATTGCTATAGCCACATACTCTTTCATGCTCATGTGTTGCATGTTTACGTCTTGTGTCATTGTTGTTCCTTGTGTTGTGTTGCTTCCTCGCCTTGGGGCGAGTCAGTTGTTGTGGTGGGGGGTTCCCAACTGTCGTTGGGTTTTTGCCAGATATACAACAACTTCATGTTGAGATGGAAACGCTCATCATCGTTATAGAGTTCACGGCACTTGTCGTACCACTCTTCAGGCAATAGCTCTGCTAATGCACGCTCTGCCTTTACTGGGCCAATGCCAGCTACACCAATAATGTTATCGCTCCTGTCACCTATGAGACTCTGCATATAAAGAAACTTTAAACCATTCTCAGGAGTAACAACACTGTGCAGCTTCTTAACAAAGTTGTAGTGTCTACCTGGGATTTGTAAAAGGTCTTTGTCAATGCTACAGATCACAGTAGACATAGTTTCTTTGTCTTGCTGTACACCCATCTCATCGTCTGCTTCGTAACCGTTGCACATCATTGCTTTGTGCTGTGTTATTAGGAACTCTCGTACAGCTTCCCAATGTTTAGGTCTAGCATCAGGTCTGTTAGCTTTGTAGCTAGGAGCAATGTCTCTTCGGAAATTGCCTGTGCCTGTGAGGTACACGTTGTATGACGTAGCTCCTGTATCAGCAAGAATGTCTTGAATCATTTGGTCAGCCCTTGCTAGGGCTATCCAAACATCATCTTCTTCTGCTGATGCAGCACCACGATAAACAACAATGTCACCATCAATAAGTGCTTTCATTTTGTTTCCAGTGTTGTGTGCAAGATTGCAGGGGAATAGGCCAATAACATAACATCATTAGCCTAAAAAGAGTAAGAGCCTCGATTTGGTCTTCAACTAGACAGGGCAGAAAGCCAGAAAACTCCCTGTGTTGACATCCTCGAATGCTGGCTTAACAGCTCTTACAAAACCCACAGCAACGAAACTAATTAAAACAATTCGCCTTGTTTAGATTCTTCAGCATCTTCATTCATAGCTTCTGCTAGATCAAGATCACCCGCAGTATAAGCCTCAAATTTACGAGCTAGTTTAATAACAAAGTCAAGAGATTCTGCTTCCAACTCAAATGGTTTGCCACCACGAGCTGCAACATAAAGATCAGTTGCACGAGCCAAAGCGTTTTGACGAACAATAGCACGATCACCATGCAAAGCAGGGATAGGAAACACTTTCTCCTTGTAGCCCCCGTAAGAGGGCTTAACAGGCACTGCTGTGCTATTAGTAACAGTTGGTGCTGCTGGAGGAACTACTCCACTACCTTTGCGAATAACGTTAACTGCTTTAGTCTCTAAACCATAAGTACCTGTGTTGCCATCAAACTCTACTTCGTCACCAACGTTTGCGCTATGTGCTTTAAACCCGCACTTAACCCAACCGCCGTTAACCTTGATAGAGTAAGTTGGCTTCAAACCAAACTTGGTAGTCACATCTTTTGTAGAAACTTGTTCTACGATACCTGTCATCATTGTCATGTCAATTCTTTCATCTCAAACCAATTTGTACCTATTGATGCCCCTGCATTGAGCTTGAGGGCCAATGGCGTGTTAAATGTATCTTCAAAATACTTGTGTGTGTTTTTCAGTATTGCTGTAATCCCTTCTATAAAGTCACCTAGTGATTCTTGTTCAACGTCAAACATTAGAGAGTCGTGAATAGTGTTAACCATTTTCACATCATCTCTGCCCTTTAGCTCTCTGAAGATAACGCCCAACATCATTGGAACAATGTCACCAGTAGCTAAACCTTGCACAGGGTAGTTCTTCAACTCAGTTGGACTGAAGTTGTAAGTTCTAGGCGACCATTCGCTCTCACTGTGATATTCTTTGAAAGCAAATTTCCTGCCAGTCTCTGCACGATAAATAAAGGTTTTGGTTTTCTCACGAAAGCCTTCTTCATCAAAACCGTAAGTAGACTCAATCTCTGCTTTAGATGCAAACTCTTTGTGCCAAACAGCTACTGATTTGTAACGACCGTAGAACACATCAACAAATTTCTTAGCTTCGTCTAAGCTGCAACCAGCTTGTTTGCTAATAGCTTTAGCACCTGCACCGTAGATCAATTGAAACGTTCTAGCTTTGAATGGCTTACGTTCTTCTTTGCTAGGATACCTACCAAACATATCTCTGTACAACTCTGAGTGAATGTCTGCTCCACCTGAGATGTCTTTGATAAGCTGAATGTCTCTAGTAACGTGTGCCAAAGCAACAACTTCTAGCTGATTAAAATCAACCTCAACAATCCAACCATTTTTAAACCTAGAATTAAAGATTTGTTTAATAGGATTGTTGCTGATGTTTTGCAAGTTAGGGTTAGTTGAAGACAAACGACCTGTAACAGTTGCTGTGTGATTCAATTTGCCATGAATGTATTCACCAATGATGTTTTTGCTAAGACCTTGAACATACGTTGAAAGCTGTTTAGACAATTCTCTGTATTTCAGTAGCTGATTGATGATTGAGATAGCTCGTGGATTAAACGTATGCTTGAGCATGTCGCTTAATACTGAGTCATCTACAGAAATCTGACCAGTCTTTTTAGACACCTTGTCTGGGTCTGGTGTGTACACAACAAAAGGTTTAAGAGTGATTGTCTTTTCAACCAACTTAAACTTAGTGTTGCCGTTTTTGTAAACACCAACTTCTTCTTTGATTTTGACTTTCTTTTTGCCACCAAAGAATAGTTGGCTCCACTGTTTAGGGCTGTTAATGTCTTCGACTAATCCTTCAGCTAATGCTTCAAGATCAAGTTTGACATCAACGTAGCTGTTAACAACTTCAACTGTATACGCATCCAGCTTAGCTGTATCAATGTGCAAACCATTGAATTGCATTTCTGCTGTTGCGTGTAAAGCTTCCATTTGGGTTAGCATCAAAGTCAGTTGACCTTCTTTGACTGCTTGTTCGTATTGTGCTTTAGCTATGGCTACTGTGTTTTCTACGTCTTGTTTTAAGTATGGGATCAGCTCTTCTTTAGGAATCTTGTCTGAACCCATGCCTGCTTGAAAGTATTTCTTAATGGTATCGTCTTTGACAGGCAATCCATACTTAATAGACAACTCGTCAAGGCTAGACCATTTAGTTTGTTGAGCACTGAGAATGTACTCAGCTAACTGAGTGTCCCAAATCTTAGAGTTTTGCAACATTCTTTTAAGACCTGATGAAGTCTTGTACAGATACATCAGATCAAAAGCTAAGTTGTGTCCACAATACACAACGCCTTTGGGCATTGTTCTTATGTAAAACTCAAACTCACTATCATCATATGTTGCAACAGGCTTTGTTCCACAAAGACCAAATGCAACAACTTTGTTGTCTGGGTGCATAGGATGGGCTAGTCCTACATTTTCATTGCCATTGAGAGTAGTCTCAACGTCAATAGCCACGAATGCTGGTATGGTCATGGTTTTCCATACTCCTTTCAATTATTCGTACCGTGCTCTGATTGGATCAATAGTCACAAGAAATTGTCCGTGACGTTCTGATTCCATTTGTTTTGCTCCTCCACCTGGGAGCTTGTTCTTAGGAACATTGATGGTTCGTATCATTTCTTCTTCTGGTGATTTAGGCTCCTTATATTTTCCAATTGTGAGTACCACATCCGCTTCACCCGGTTTGTCCGTCTTACTTCCACGGAGAGCATCCATGCCGATAAACGGAGGGTCTTTAAGATCGACAACCGAAGCACTGAGCTGAGAAGCTGCA